AAGTTTTGGCTTTTTACCAGCAGCAGACTTAACAATTGCATTGCCATCGTCATCCTCTGCTGGTAGTCCTAGAAGACTTGATAACGTGTACCTACGCAAATAGGTTACCGCACCACCAAGTTTCTGTATATCTGATATTTCGGGTAATCTCATACAAGCAATAACAAACTCACCACTATCAGCACAAATTATTTTAGTGTAAACCAATGATTCTTCAATTGGTTGTAACAGAAGTAATCTGTTCTTTTCTAATAAGGGTTGAAGTTGCTTTATAAGCGAATTAATATCAAAGTATTTGCTTTTGTAGAACGGATTAGTAGTGTCTTTACTAATGACACCTATCTCATTCTGAAGAGCAAATAGCTTTTCATTTACTGATTTATTCATATGCATTTGTTTTATGTGAAAAATATTTAACGACACAAGTCTAATAAAGACTTTTCACATATGCAAAAAAATCAACTTAAAGTTTCTGTTTCTGTAATTCCATTATCACCAATCCACTTTATGCTCTTTGTTAATGTTGGCTGCCAAGTCGTTCCCGTATTATCCATCAAATCATCTCCACTAAAACTTGTCCTAGCCATTCTTAAATCCATTACAACATTCATGGGGAAAAATCTACCTTGACTTCCATTTAATGTTTCTATAGAACCACCTACAATTGGTTGCAACTTATCTCCATACTTGTAATTTCCATAATGAGTGCCATCTAACCTTCTAACAGATACTCTGTATAACTCCATGTAACAAGCACCTACTAAATGTTGTATAGTCGCATTCTCAATACCTATTCCGACCAAACCTCTACGATCACGAAAAGTGTCCCAACTTTTTTTAGCAATAGAACCACTTGTACTATCAAATGTTATATATCTATTAGAACCCGTATTAAATAAACCCGAACCAATTTTTACTTTTTTATTAAATTTGCTACTAAAATTACCCGATTGAGTTAATATGTATTCTTGTTTTTTGGGAGAAAAAGTATAATTACTGATTAGTGGCAGTAATTTAATGTCTGTAAAACTAACATCATAATTATCTGTAAATGGGGATGATATTGCAGATGCATCAGTATTAATAATTTTTGCTGATCCAAATATATTCATATTTACTTTTAAATTGCTTATATTATTTTGCCAATTTTCTGTTCCCGTTATACTAAATTCAGTCCAATCATTAATTCTATTACTTTGAATAAAAGTAGCTAACCAATCATCACCAATGCAATCAAAACTTTTTCTAAAAGTACTAGCAGTAGTATCATTGCTATCTGTATTAGGCTTGGTCGTTCCAAAATTTCCACCATCTCTAAAAACTGTCGGAGCGACATATGGGTTTCTGTTTTTTATTGCAAATTTAAAATTGTCTGTAGTTGCTTCAAGAGGGGAACTTTCAGACACACTAACCCAAGATATCTCAAACTTTGGGTCTTGAATAGAGGTCGTTGTATTTCCTCTAAGAAACCATTCAAATCTAGTAGGAAAAGAATTACCCGAATTAGATATAAATTCAACTTCATAATCAGCCTCAATTAAATCAAAATTACCTAATTGAGGGTCATAATTAGGTGAGTAGGGATATAATCCAAATATCGATCCCCCTTCCCAACCACCACCAAAAACATAAGTATTTAATTCTTGTTGATTAGGATAACTTGGAAAAGCACTAAAGGTCACTAAACCACTTGTCCACCATTGTATTCCATTTTCTTTTATATTTATTGTAAACTGCTGAGTATTTGTGCCATTAGGCAAAAGAAGAACAGTTAGTTGTGCTTGCGCCATCCTATCTAAAGTTGGTGGCCCGAATGCTTCTCTATTTATTCTTAAAATCTTCTTATTAATCATAGAACTTTCATAATAATATGATCTACCAAAACCCGTTTCACTTAAAACACCCCCACTAGTGTAAGATAACTTTGGACTAAACATAACGGATAAAGCTTCTTTAGAAATTAAACTTCTACCCAATGGACGAGCCTTTGCGAAGGCTTTAACTCCCGTTATTTTTGAACTATCAATAGTACATTCATGAGATACGGGATAAGATAAGGAAGGATCACAATAATCAACAAGCAATGATGTAGTACTTAAATCAGCTTCAATAAATGATTTAGGAAGTTGTCTTGGTTGTCCTTGGGTTTCGTTTTTTCTTAATACAACCGCCTCTTCTATATTACTTCCATCAACCTCCCACTCAGTAAATAATAATGTTCCCGTTGGTTCGTCTGCCCCTAAGTCTCTAACTGAATCAATGGTTGTAGAGGTAACCATATTATGATCAAACTCTTGTTCTATGGTAACTTCTTTTAATGGATATTGAAGTGTCATTGTTGAGTCTCCGTCTATTTGGAATAGGTTTATGTTTTTTGAAACCTCCTCAGAATTAGTGATTGTTTGTGTCGTTGTGATATAATTTGTTTCTGTTGTACTTCCTACAATCCAATTACTTCTTTTTAAAAGAATAGGGACTGGAGAAAGAGTAAAATCAGAAATTTTAATTACGCACCAATCGCCATCTCTCTGATAAATTGTTGCACCCAATGACCTTAAAACCATCCCTAGAACCTCTTCCATATTCATTGAATTAGATTCTCCTTTTAGAAAGGTCTGATGATGAACCCTTGCTCTAGTAGGAAAAAGATGTGGGGTGTTTGTGAATGAGGTAGATTCTGAATTACTAACATTTATGCAATAAAAAACATCATTTAAAACACCCGTATTATAAATACACTTCTCAACGACATCTACTATATTGTGGTAGCCATATCTATCATTAAATAGATTAGAAGTAGCTTGAAAAACCTCCACATCATCAAAGTACGGTGTATCCTTTAATAAATTTAGTCCATCATATGCTTTTAGTGTTATAGGATATGGGGGAGAGGCAAATGGCTCAGAAAACAATTGCGCACCAATCCATCCTTGCCAAAATAAACTATCATTCTTATATAAATAAACCTTAAAATCATCACTTTCAGCAGCAAATAACTCAGAAAAATCATCAGATAAACTTTCCTTATAAAATGAAATATCTAAATAACTAGACCTAAATGGAGATAGAATATCATTATCTGTTAAATTGTATGTGAGTTTTATTGGAGTACCCGTACCCTTTAACGTTACTTCCTTGTCAGTCAAAACGAATACGTTATAATTAACTTGAACCCCTATTTGTTGTATTATTGTAAGTCCACTAGTGATTTGTATAGCACCACCATTTTCACCAACATAAAAAAAAGTTGGAAAACTACTTGTATAACTATGTTCCAAAACCCCACTAACTAAAACCGCATTTGATCTACCTTGACTTATAGGTATATCCATTACTGCTATACCCGTTGATGGCATAGTAGAGCTATCAGAGGCTTTTGATCTTACAACTACTCCTCCTATAACACGAACGGGATCATTTTCGGATATTGCTTCATTACCGCTATTATAAACGCTTACATAAACATTGTTAGCCGTTGTTAAGTCTGAGTATTTTTTAAATATTTCAAGTCTATAATCATTAAACTCTCCTTCAATTACATCATCAAACTCTAACGTGTATTTCTTGCCGTATATAGCCATATATTTATCCTCCTATTGTTCCTTGAAATCTATTTGTTCTATTAATTGCCGTTACTAAATCGTTACCAGCTAATCTAAAAACTTGTTCTCCTTGTATGGCACTCATCATGTCAGAAAAACCACCTACTGCGCTACCTCCATTTGCTCCGCCACCAGCAGACCTTGCGGATGCACTATTCTTAACCTTTTGTGCTTTTGATTTTCCCAACGCAATTAATCCACTACCAGCAGCCATCATAGCAATACCTTGTGGTGTCGTTAGACTTTGCAATCCTTTATTAAATAAAATAATACCTAACCCAATAGAAAATAATGCTTGACCAAGACCCGTAAAAACACCAGCAAACATTGCTTGAGTTTTTTCTTTTTGCTCTTCCTTACTAAGTGTAGGGTCGGGTGGTGTTAGAATAGCCATCCATAAATCAGCAGCAGCATCAGTAAAAGGTTGTAAAACATTAACCAAATTTTTTGCATTCTCTTTTAAATCTTCTTCAATACTTAAATCACCAGCTTTAAATCCCGTAGTTATAGGTACAAATAAATCCATTTTAGATATTTGACTTTCTAATATGTTTAATTTATCTAACGTATGACCTAATTCTGTGTTAAAATCTAAACCAGCATCAACTAATTCTTGATAAAAATTTATAGAATGTTGTAATGGATTAAGTTGATCTCTTAATTCGTCTGCGTTTTTTCGTTGAAGACTATTACTAAATTTTATTAATTCAAATTTTCTTTTTATTGCATCAAAAAGGTCTTTTTGCCTTTGCTTTTCCTCTTTATCTGAAAGAGCCTTTGCAGCAGCGTCAGCAGCATTTGCCTCTGCCGTAAGACGAAAAATTTGCTCATACGTTAATTTTGTTTGATTTAACTTATTATTAAATTTAATTTGAGCCACGTCACGAGACTGTTCGGCTATATTAAGTCTATTAGTTATTTCTAATTGTTCAGCTAGTTTATCTGTTATATTATCATCAATCTGATCTTGAGTAATTTCTTCTCTAAAAATCGTGGAACCAGCACCAGTCTTCGGTTCTACTGGCTTTTGATTTTCTAAATCTGATAAAGCTGCATTAACCTCTTTTAATTCATTTTTTACTTTAGCATAATTTCTTATCGTTTCTTCAAGAGCCTTTTTTTGAGATAATATTCCATCTTGTATCTCAAATTGTTTAGAAGAATCAGCAACCGCTTCCTCTAATTCTTCTAAAGACATTTTAGCATGATCTATATTATTCCAAAAATCGGGATATTTAGAAACTAAGTCCTCTAAAGCAAACTTATAAGAATTAGTACCTTTTTTGGATGCTAATAGTGTAGTTGTTAAATTTTCATACTCTTTTTGTTTTTCTTTATTTAAATTAATTTCATCTTTATCAAGACCTAGTAAAATATTGATTCCTTTTGTTACAGACATTACGGCATTAAGGAATGATTTTAAAACGGGTAACAACATATTACCAATAGCAATTCCCAACGTCTTTAATGATGCCCATGTTCGTTTAACTGTGTTATCCCATGTATCCATGGTTCTCTGAGCATCCCCAAGGATTCCGTTAGAACTCATTGCTCTCATTATAATATTAAGCCTACCTTGAGTTTTAATTAATTCATCAGTATTTTGTACTGTTGATTTAATACCCATACTATACAACTCAGTCTGTAGTGCTGCTTGCTTTAGGTTAATACCAAATTGGTCTAAAACTTCGGGAGAACCAGCTAAAGCAGCTAAGAATCTCCTTTGTGCATTTTCATCTTGAATATTAAAAAATGAGGCTAAATCAAACGACAAAGCTTGCATTTTAGCAGACATTCCAGCAGCCTCTTTTCCTCCAAACCCTAATCCTTGAAAGAATGCTTGAAAAGAAACCATACCCGACTTAACATCCGTTTCAACCCTACCTAAGTCAGTAGATAATTTGCTTGAAAAAACAGATACAGAGGTAGACATATTACCAAAAACCCTTTTAAATCTTAGTTCTGTTTTCTCAGCCTCACCAGCCATAGTGGCTAATCCCTTAACAACACCGAATACTTGTGTTCCAACAAAACCAGCAGAAAAAGCATTAATTGCTCCATTAATCTTCTTAAAACCTCCTTGCACGGTTTTCATACCCTTCTGAAAGCCACGGGTGTTCATCCCAACCTTAATATTTATTTTATTATCTTCAATAGCCATATAGCAAATTTAATTAATATTAAATAGGTAATTTAATCGGTTTATTAAGAACCTTTCTTATGTCCTCTTCTGAAGGTAATTCAACTTTTGATTGACCAATACTGTCGTGTGGTAATACAAATAAATCTTTTGGTCTGATTGTTTTCTTTCTGCCCATAGCGCAATTAGCAGTCATTGTAGCTTGATATCTAGTTCTATCCCAATCTTGGTTTTGATTGTGAACCCAAGCCTCTAGTGATCTAATAAAATCACTCCATGTCATTAACCAAAAAACATCGGGTGGTAAACCCAATGTTCCTATTGCTTCATCTAATATGTCATCGAACGTAGTTAATTTTTTTTTAAATCATCCTTATTTGATTCTACAACATTTCTAGATAATCCATTACTAGAGTCGTTTCCTAAATCTCTAGAACCCAACATGGTTTCCATTACTTTCTCACTATCCTTTGCAGTTATGTCCATTGCCCAATCGTAGAAGTCATGAATATCGTAATCAATATCCTTTTTATTCTTCTCATCATAAGCGAAACATCCAGCATACAATAACCAACAGAAAGCCTTTGCTTGTCGTTTGTCATTGAATACCACTTCCATTTCAGTTAGATCAACATCCATACCTTCACAAAATACTGCGTAGGTATTCATATTGAATACTAGTCCTCTCTTTTTGTCACCAATATTGATTAGACAAGTGCCTCTGTGTTTGTTTGTTGCCATTAAGATTTAATTTAAGTTAATTTATGCAAATAAACCTGGATATGTTGGTAATGTACCCGTAGCTTGATTACCGTAAATCAATGCTCCCGATCCCGTTAATGATCCACTAAAACTAACGGGTTGCTCTGCCTCTGCACTCTCTTCTAGAGACGCTATAAAAGCATCACCATACCAATAATTATCTTCTTTACCCCAAGCAACTCTTAATTTTGCTCTTTGAGAAAAATACGTCCATAAAGGTAATATATTCATGTTTGTCTGAACAACGCCAGCAGCAGCAGCGGTTAACGATAAATCTACCAATGCTTCAAAATCCATTGACCAACTTTTTTGTCCACCAATAATCTCTGACCAACCACTTGAATCCTTATTAGAGACATCGGGTAAGTCAGCAGAAATAGATAAACTTGCTGATTTTGATAAAGCTACCGCAATCCATGTAGTAGCACTCGCGTATACGTCATTGTTTGCTATATATAATGTTAATTCTGTTCCGTTAATTGCAGCCATATTGTTAATTTTAACTCAAAGATAAATAAAAAAAAATATATTATCATGAAGTAACTCCAGCAATACTAAATTCAGCGTTATAAAACATCACTCCTTCGTTATTAGCAACTAATTCGTAATTATTTACCACACATTTTCCACTAAAGATAACATCACTAGAGTTATTGATTAACTCAAATTTAACCTTTTGACCGCTTATTAATAAATCAGCTAATGTAGTTGATGGATTTGGTGTAATTGCTCCATCCTCCCAATCTACATTAAAGAGTTCCCAATAATAATCTGTTGTGTCCCAAGTCTGACGATCTTGGTCTAAGAAAAGTAATCCTTCTGCTGAGAAGTTACCCGAACGATAACCCATCATTACTTCCTTCCATGCTGAAATTCCCGACAAGCGTAAAGCATCATCCCATTTTGTTGCAGCAGACTCCCAATTTATATTGGCAGATTCCCAATAGTAGCTTTCACCAAAAATTGTTTCTTCGGGAATTTTAAAAGATGCATCAACCGCATCCCCATTAAATTCAAGAGAATGAGATTTTGAAAGTAAAAGTTTATCATTATCAATATATAAAGCGAAGGATGTCCCATTACCCATCACTTATGACATTTGCTTCAAAAACTAATATTTTAGTAAAGTATTCAAACTGACCGTTATCATCATCTAAATACCTTTGATTAGTTTGTTTAAAAATAAACATCGTGTCAGTACCAAAATCTGATGTAGGATTTCTTAATCTGATTTGTTGGAGTATTAAATTAGATATATCATCACAATCATCTTGTCCTCCATAGTTTAAAGGGTATTTGGTGTGTACTTGGACTTGCACCTCATACACACCCCCAAATCTATCTTTCAACGGATCATCAACTAATCCCGTTGCTTGTACAACAATG